TGGAGCATGCTCCACTCCCGCATCTGCTGCTCGTTCAATTTGAACAGGTCCTTTGCGGCCTCTGGACCGTTCTCCAGGATCAGGCCGTCTGCTGGGATGTGGTGGTACATAAGGGAGCATTGCTGCGCCATTATCGGCAGGCTCTGCTTCATGATCTGATAACTCTCGTAATCCTTCACCCAGCCCTCGAAGTCGGATGTGGACCAGCCGAGCTGCTGGATCGCTCCCCAGAACGGCAGCTTCTTTGGCCGCACCATGGCCACACGCTCGGTGCTGACCTTCACGCCGCCCAGCGGTACGAATATCGTCCGTGCGTACAGATAATCCTTTGCGGTGATATTGTAGTCAGGTACGAACACCACGGACCAGCGGTCAGCGGTCACCCACCACCTGATGAAGTCCTTTTCTCCTGGCAGGGTCGCCAGCAGGTCGTGCATGTTCTGGTCGCTGTTGAGCGGGGTGTCGCCCTTCAGGACAGGGTATGTCACCGCACCGCCGTATATCAGCGCCTGGGTCACCACCTCCCTATATGCCTTGTTGAAGCCCACCTTCTCGGCGTACTCCTCCAGCTTCAAAAGATCGTCTGGACTCATCATGCCGCACTCGAACTTCACCCCGTCAAGGGATATTGTGCCAGCCTTCTTGTCAATGATCCGCATGGGGATTCCGCCCGAGGTATAATATGCGGTGGCCTCCTGCGGGGTAAGGCTCACGGGCGTGAAAGCGATTGTCGCCATGCCTGGGTCGATAATGGTGCCGATTCCCGACACGGGGTTAAGGTACCCGTCCTTGGTCAGCTCCTTGCCGTACTTGATCAGGCTGTCCATCTTGCCCTGGATGTCCAGCTTCAGGCCGTCCTTCATGTCGTCCAGGCTGCAGCACTCTGGCCGTGAGTCCTTGACCAGGCTCCACAGGTCGTCCCTTATGCTGTCCACGTCGGATGCGTCAAGCACCAGCTCGCCTGTGCACCCTGCACCGTCTGCGGTGAGCCCTGCCTGGTTCTCCCTGTCGGCCAGGAGCGCAAATATCTTTTTATATTGCTCGTTGCTTTCAGTCTGCACCAGCTCCGAGAATGTCTTTGTCATGGGTTTAGTCTTTTTTGTAGCCATCTTTCCTTACCGCCTCCCTTGAAAGCTGGCGCAGCTCCCTGAATGCGCTGTCGCTCATCACCAGCCTGTATACTACGTACTCCAGGGCGTCACAAATATGGTCGGGTGCATTCTCGCCCTTTCCCTTCTCTGGCACGCCCAGGTCGTTGAATTGCCTTGTCTTCAGAGCTTCTATCAGGGCCGCACAGCCCTTACGGCATATCTTGAGCTTCCCTGTCTTGAACAGCTTGTTAACAAAGAATATGCGGTCCACAATGCTCGGGTTGCTCACGCCGATCCGCAGGTTAATGCCAGCCGCTGTCACCTCGCTCCTGTACCCCTTTATGATCTCCTTACCGCTTGCGTCAGGAAACCAGAATATCTCGTTGGGCGGGTATGCCTGCCTCATCACCTGCGGCGCATTCCCGATCTCCTGGAAGCTCCAGCAGCGGTGCCCATACAGAACGTCGTCCTTCTTAAGAACGGCCACGCCCTTGGAGAAGCCCGCATTTAGGTCCTGCCCTATATTGATATAGTCACTCGGCTCGGAGTCGAAGTCGTCCACCACGCAGGTGGCCTCGTCAAAGTCTGGATATACCCTGCCTGCCCGCAGGTTCACGAAGCGGCCCTCCAGGTACGCCAGGCGCTCGTTCTCGTCGTAGATCGCATAGAGAGATTTGACGTAGCTCGGGGCCAGGGTGGTGTTGTTCCTGGTAAGTCCCCGCACCATGACGTATTTCTCCCCTGCGGCCTTCAGGTCCTGGACGAGCTGATAAAGCCCTCGGTAGCCCTGCACGGTGGTGAAGTACATGATGTACGGAATGCGCCCGTCAGGAAGCATGAGCCTGGTCCGCTCCCTTATGGCCTTGTTGGCGTCAATCACCTTGGCCTGGGGAAGCTCGTCGATCTCGTCGCACAGGAATATATGCAGGTTGTATGCATAAATATCCCCTGGCTGCTCGGTTGCGATCAGGAAAAACTGCACCGTGCCGATTGAGAGGATGTTGTCCTTCTTGTTGAAGTCGAAGCTGCTGTGGCTCCGCTTCAGGATCACCCGCAGGTCCTTTATTATTGATTTGATCGCCTTTGTTATCGTGGTGCTTCCGATACCCACGGACACGTCCTGCCCCTGATACCTGGTCGCAATATCCAGGATGCAGAGCACGATTGAAAAGGATTTACCGCACCCGTAGCCCCCTGCCAGGAAGAACCAGTCGTATTCGGGGAACAGGTGCGGAGCCTGGACTATCTGCTCCTGATGGACAAAAGGACGGATTATGCTGTCACTCGGAAGCGCCTTCTGCCTTGGTGCCATCGTTCACTTCTATGTCTGGGCTGGCTTCCATGCCTTCCCGTGTCGCCTGGCCGTCAAATTCTATCTTGAGCGGGCTGTCGGTCAGCATTGATCCGAAGTCGTCGGAGTAGCCACGCTCCTTACCCTTCTTGGTCAGGTACCACTTGGCCGTGGATATATCGCCGTTTGAAATGCTCTTGGCCACGACGCTTTCCGCCACGTCCAGCATTCCCTCGGCCTCTTCCTGGAAAGCCGTCCTGGTTTCCTCACGTTTATTTATGAGGTTCTTAGTGGCTGTCCAGCTTTTCATTCCCAGCTTCTTCATCACCACCAGCACGATCCCGCCAGAGCCCCTTATGGCGTCCAGCACCATTTCCTTCGGCAGTCTTTGGAACTTTCCCATTTTTTTACCCATTTTCTATTTTTTACAAATAAGGTTTAAAAAGTCTGTAATATATACAGTTTTTACTTCTTCAATTTCAGTACTCATTCCAGGGCCCCTTCTCCTGGCTCCACCCCGTTCTCCTTGCACCAGGTTGTCCAGCGCCGCCTGATCACGTCGCAGTAGTGCGGGTCAAGCTCCATCAGCCTTGCAATCCGCTTTGTCTTCTGGCAGGCAATCATTGTGGTTCCTGATCCGCCGAACAGGTCAAGCACCAGGTCGTCGGCCTTGGAGCTGTTCTTTATCAGGTATTCAAAGAGCTTCACGGGCTTCATTGTCGGGTGCTCTGCACTCTTGGTTGGCCTTTCACAGTCAATCACGGTGCTCTGCTTCCTGTCGTTGTACCAGCTGTGGCTCTCACCGTCCAGCCAGCCGTACAGGCAGTTGTGTGTTATGATGCCGTCAGATATATAATGTCCGTAGGGCTCCACGGCCAAAGAGTAAACCTTGCACGCCTGGCGCTCGAATTCCACGTCTTCTATCTCCTGCCACTTGAAACTTGGGTATACGCCACGCTCCTCGGGTATCGGAAGCTGCATGATTCCAGGTACGAGGTTGCACGCATTTATCTTTGCGGTCACCCTTGTGCTGAACCTCTCGCCCGAATTCTCCCTGCTTACCAGCGGATACTTTATGTTCCTGCCGAAGTCAGCCAGGAGCCTCTCCGCATTCTTCTGCATGGCCTCGAGGTCCAGGGCTGAATATATCTCTCCCACCTGGCTGTCTGTCCGCCACATTTTCCTTTGGATCGCCGTGGTTTCCCATACGGTATAAGGTATGCCGTACTTGCAGGTCAGGATTTGCTCCATGACCTGGGCCGAGGCTTTGTCATCGTGTACCGTGATCACCCACGCCTCCTCGCCACGCTCCTGGTGAATTCTGGTCTTAAGTCCAAACTGCCGTGCGTCATACGCCCTGGCCATTCCCACTCTCCACCAGTTCCCCCTTCTCATCAGATAGGTGCAGTACTTTTTTGTACTCTTCGGGTTGAACCTTACCGAGAACTTATGGTTGTCGGTAGCCCTGGTGGCCCTGCCATCGCATTTGATTGTGTACATAAGGCCGTCATAGTCCCTTGATGCAGTCTTGATTGCGTAGCCGCCGTTCTTATATCCCTTGACCTGGCCCGACAGGCTGTCAAAGGAAATCACCCTGTCCTTATCTGTCAGGGCCTCAATCGGCTTATATCCCTCGGTGGTCAGCACCTGTGTCCCCGCAGGCTGGCACGGCTCGTGTTTCCATTGGTAGTCCTGCCTTCCAAGGGTCAGCGCATTCTTGTTCCAGATCAGGGTCTGCCGAAGGGTGAGCCCAGCGGCCTTGAGAGCGCTCCTGAAGTTCAGTCCCTCGTTGTCGGCGTGCCATACGTAGAAGCTCCCGCCCTCCTTGGTGAACTTCTTGATGTTGGTGTACATCGCCACCAGGAAGTTATAGAACTCGGAGTCCTCCATGTGGTCGTTCTGGATGAATGCTCCGTCGGTCCTTCTGTGGCGTTTCTCCATGCTCATGATCGAGCCGCCCTGGCCGAGGTTCACGTTGTACGGCGGGTCGGTGACCACCAGGTCAGCCTTGGCCCCGTCCATAAGGATCGCCACGTCCTCCTCCTTGGTGGAGTCGCCGCACATCAGGGTGTGCCGTCCGAGCTGGTAGACGTCGCCCAGCTTGCTTACCGCAGGCTCCTCCAGGTTCGGCTCTGGTGATTCGTCGTCGTCAACGGTCACGGCATCGTTCAGGTTCAGGTCAAGGATTCCTGCGGGCAGAGCGATCTCGAACGGATCAAACTCCAGCCCCTCCATGAATTCCATGACGCTCTCGGCTGTCATGGTTCCGTACTGGCTGTTCAGACGCAGCAGCAGGTTCTTGGCATTCTCCTCGTTGCCGCAGTTGACGTAGACCACAGGCAGGGGTGGTATCACCTCTCCCTGGGCCTTCAGCTTCTTGAGCGCTCCCAGCCTGCCATGGCCGTCCAGCACATGGTTGATGCCGTCATGGCTCCATACAAAGAACGGAAAGCTGAAGCCGTACTTCTGTATGCTCACTATTATCTTGGCGTAGTCGCCGTCAGTCCTGTTCTTGAGTCCGCCCTGGAACTCGGTCAATTGATCCAGCTCCAGGTGGTCCTCTGTTGTGCAGTTGATTGATACCATATTCCCCTCCGTGCTATGGTTCCGCTTTTATCTTTTAGAGAATTCCTTTCTGTCCTTCTGCAGGTTCTCGAAGTACTCGTTCACCCGCCGAACTGTCTCGTTGGCCTCCTCGTCCGACATCTTGTAGTCCCTTTTCAGGTTCTTGGCCGTCAGCCTCTCGCCCCTGCGCTTGGTGATCACGTCCAGGGCCGCATTCTTTATCTTGTCATTCTGTGCCAGGGTGAAGCCCCCTGCTGTTTTCTCGGTGTTGCGCTTCTGCTCGGCTTCTGCCTTCTTCTGCTTGGCATAGGCTACGGTCTCTGGACGCAGGGGTTTTCCTGTTATAGGGTTTACTTCTGCCTTCCCGCCAGCAGGAGCACCCATTTCTCTTTCGTACAGTTTGTCCAGTTCGGATGTGCGCATATTTTTTAGCTGGGTACGATTAAAACCACGGCCACGGAGAGCCTCTACCTTTTTGTCGGATTCTTGGTAAGCCGAACCTCGCCCTTGTTTTGGAGGAGCCCAACTTCCATCCTGCTGTTTTTGCAGCCCTGTTTTCTGTGAGATTTCACCAACATTATATTTTTTGTCCTGGGTCTGCTCCCGCTTGACCTGTGACAGCCTGATCTTGGTGTCCCTGGTCAGCCGTGCAGGTGCAGCTGCGTCCTCAAGCTGATTCACACCATAGCGCTCGTTGTTGTACATTTGTTCCCTGCGCTCTTTAAGCTCGTTAGAAGCCTCTTCCAAATCGTCCTTGTCCCCTTCATAGAAACTACCCTGCTCATCGTCATATCCGAAGTCGTAGCCGTTCCGTCCTCTCTTGATCTTGTCATGCAGCTCGTGGCCGTAGCCGATCGCATGCGCTATTCTCATGACCGCACGCTCCTGGGCCTCGTTGTTGTTGCCGTTCTCCATGTTCTCCTTTATGAGGTGGTCGGCATAATTGTCTATGGCATCGGACGCATTGCGCTTTCCGCTTTCAAAGTAGCTTGATATTCGGTTCAGGGCTATTTCCTCTTCTTTGCCCATCGGGATTGCATGTGTTATGTGTTTTCTGAACTTGAACTGGCTTCTCTCGTCCTGCATTGCTGTATTCGGGCCGTCTGATTCTGTTCCACCGCCCTTCTGCTTCGCAGGCTTAAAACCAGCTCCTTCCATGTATTTTGCCAGTTCTTCAGGGCTCTCTGTGCTTTCATTGCTTACATCACCATCATCGTTGCCTTTTACTTTAAAATCCAGCTTCCCATCCGAATCCCAGCCACCTATCTCTATGGTGTGGCCTCTCTTGTTTACGAATATGGAACCATACTTTATGTCGTCCGCCTTTATTTTTTGCTCCGCAGGCTTTGCACCTTTTGCTTTATTGCCGCCCTGCTGCTCTGCTGGCTTCTCGCTTGCGGCCATGTGCTCGCTTATTCCTTTGATTATTTCATCAGCAGACATTTCCTTGTAGTTAGGGTTTTTCTTGATCCATTCTTCTGCGGCAGTTTTCCATGATTTTCCCACGGCTTCTCCTTGCGCCCTCTGTTCCCTGACAGCCTCATCTTTTTTTGTCTGGGCATCTGCCTTCTTCTGCCGCTCTAATTGAGCGCCGTGGTTCTCGGTTTCAGAAAACTCCCTGGCCTGGCCAGCTGCTTTCACAGGCACCCACTTGCCCTGGGCCACCTTCCGATAGTCGCCGTCTGCTCTATGGCTCACATGCCCGATCTCGAAGTCATCAGTCATGCCATCGCACGCCTGGTCGATTGTCATGTCGCCCTTCATCACCTTGTGTAATTCGTCAAGATTCATGGTATTCTCCTATGCTTATATAGTCACTCGAACTTCACTTTCTTGCCCAGGAGCCGTGCCAGCTTCAGCTCCAGCTTGGCCCCTGTGCTTGTGCTCCAGCCCTTCAGCATGTAGAGCTCGTCCGCCTTCAGCATGTGCCATACCGCCTCGGACAGGTAGTCGGTATAGTCTTTCTCGGGTGACACCTTCACCAGCTCGGTGGGGTCCAGCACATCAAAGCCGCACTCCTCCAGCATCTGGTGGGCCTTGGCAAACTTCGCCTTGTAGTCAGGGTCATCGCTTATCGGCCCGCTTATATAGACCACGCTTATCTGGGCCATGTCGTTTATAATTCTCGGGCCTTTCACTTTTCTGCCTCCAGCTCCTCGCACCATCGGTCTTTGCATTTAGTGCAGTCAATTGCGCCGTATGGTGTCAGCTTCTCCTGCCGATTATCTGCCTCCTCTGTGGAAGAGTAGGCCACATCTGACATGGCCCGCATTATGTTCTCGTAGCCGCCCATGCGCCTGATGTAGCCCATCACAATATCTGTGGCCAGCACCGACAGGCTCTTATTGTATATGTCCGCCCATTCACGCAGTTCTGCTATCTCTTTATCTGTCATAGTCTATCTCCACACATAAATGCTGTTGCACTCGGTATCTCCAATCCACAAAGAAGTCTATTGGGTCATATACTGTCTGTGGGTCTCCCGTACTAAACTTAATGGGGAGATTTTCGTCATAAGTTTTAAGTTTCTCTATAAATTCTTTAATTGTCATTCTGCTCTCCTGTTCCATGCCTCAATCAAATTGGCTTTTGCTATTCGTGCAAGTTGCTCGTCCTCGTAAGAGAACCTATCACTTTCCATGAAAAGTCGGCATCTGCATGCGTTCTTACCTCTACCTCTTGTTATCATGTAGTAATCAAATATAGGCTCCTCATAGTCACCACCTGTCCTGATAATTCTTACATCTCCACCACAAAACGGACATGGTTTCAGCTTCTCGGTCATTTTTCCTCCTTCGGTAGCTCTATGTACTGCCAACGGTCAATATCTCCTGGTCTTAGTATCTTTTCAAACATTTCTCCAGTACACCAACACTTATCAGAACTGTCTATTAAAGCTACATAATAATTATCTGCTATTGTATGTACTAAACATTTAACATCTTTCTCTGGCAATTCACCCTTACTCGGATAGTGCCACTTCGTTGCATCATAAAACCCTTCGTCATAACCCCATGCAACCGCCTTGATTATGTCATCTTGTGTATATACATCGGGAATGTCATCTCCCACCCATTTTCTTGTCTCATTAATCAGGTAAAGGTTTCCCAGTCCTTCAATTTCTTCTTTGCTTTTCATCCATTCTTCCTCCCCATTACATCGCATATCCGCTTCTGTATTCATATCTGTACTCGCTTCTCGGATAATACAGATAGTTACCACTTCTGAATTTGAACACATAACAAGGCATAATATCCAAACCCACCTGCTTCATCTCCACTTCGGGCTTGTATATATCGCCTAATTCATCTGCGACAAGTCCGTTGCTCCGTCTTATAATTAGGGTATGTGTCATTCTTCCACCCCGCAAGGAGAGCCATCAGTAAAGGTATAATCACTTAACAGTTTACTCATTGTCATAAATCCCATATCAGTCCTTACTTCATCTTCACCAAAGTAAGTAATCAGCAACTCTCCTTTACTACAGTTTTTCTGTCTAATCCAAATATGTGGCATTGTCAGTTCTCTTTTCTGCCACTTGCCACCTTTTTCACACCACACCTTGATTAACTCGTCTGTGTCTCGGAATGGTCGGTAGTGCTTCTCGGCTTTGGTCATAACATTTTCATACGCTTTCTTTGCTTCTTCTGTATAAGGCTTGAACTTAACATGACACTCTCCTACTTGCCGTTCTACAATAACTCCATCCTCGTTAATCTGCCCCTTGATTGGTACATCATATTCGTAGGCTTTCTGCTCGGTCTTTGGCTTCCAGTTCTTGCACTTCTCCAGTTCAGGATGCTCTCTTACTTGGAAAGCACAGGTATATATAGCACCGCAGTTAGTGCAGTTCTCCTTCCTCTCCACAAGGTAGGCAAGGGGAAAACTCTCGCCATGTTTTATCTTAAATCTGTTAAAGTAATCATCGTCTTGTATTACCTCGAGTACAT